CGTATTTGGTTGCATGAGGTAAATCATAAACACTTGCATCTGCATAAGTAGTTCTTGCCATAGTTCCTGTTGTCCAAACTTTTTCACCATAGTTATAAGTTACATATCTATTAATATTAGAAGATGAAGCATCTGCATAAAACCAAGTTACTTCTGTAAATAAACTATTATGACAAGCATAAGTTATTTCATCTGCATTATAATTAAGACCAGGATTTTCAGATCCAGTAGTTGTAAATACATAATCTTCTACCAAACTTGGAACAGAAGTTACCGTACCGTCATAAACAAAGAATCCGCCAGAATCGCCCATCCACCATACAGCACCTTGTGCAAATACTATTGCATGTTGACCTAAACAACCACAATTAGATCCTACTTTTCTAATAGTAAAAGTATAAGGAGGACCAACAAATTGCATAGTGTATGCAGCACTATCTGTAAGAATTAATATATAATCTTTAGCTTTAACAGCTCCTATAATTTTAGTTCCATCATCTAGTCTAAATGTTCCAGCGGTGTTCGTTGATGTAGGTTGATAAACATCATAATCTTCTTGATCAGAAAAACGAATAAACATTTTATCTTGAGTTGCACCATTATTAATTGTAGTACACGTTCCTAAATGAATTACATGTCTATCTCTGTCTGAAACAATAGTCATTACAGATTTAATAGGCATATTAGTATTAATTGTTGCTCTTCCTCCAAGACCAGTATTTGTAGGATCCCAAATAAATGTAGGACCATTATGCATTGTAGCAATTAATATTTCTCCAAAATTATCTAACGACCAAGATGCAGGATCTAATCGAATAGGAGTTTGAACTGAAGAAGATTGTCCCCATCCTACAAATGTTGCAGCGTCATAAACTTTTGTATTATCGTTATGAGAAGCAGCAGTTGTTCCATTAGTTCCTCTAACACATGTTAAAAATTGAGTAGAGTTTTTACTAACATAAGTTATTAATTCAGAATCAATTAATATTGTTCCTGACGCTGGAAAATTAGTTGTTGAATCAACTGTAATAGTTGTTTGAGAATTATCAATAGATCCATTTAATTGATTTTGAGTAACTGTTGAACTAAATCCACCCCAGTTAGCTGTACCATAACCATATCCATAAGTTTGACCAAATGGACCAAAATTATAATAAGGATTAGTTGTTGCAGAACCTTGAGCAGACATACCTGTTCCAGCTTCATTTGTAAGCATTGTAATAGTAAAAGCACTAGAGCTAGGTGTTGTTTGTACTTCAAATAAATTAGTTGTAAAATCAGAAGTTGTATAAGTCGTAACACCTCCACCAGGGAGAGATACAGATGTAAGTTTAATAATATCTCCAATCTCCAAATCATGTCCTGCTTTATTAACTGTAACTATTGCAGATCCAGTAGTAGATGTAAAAGTGCAACTTGTTAATGGAGTATCTAATGGTGTAATATCATAATATTGACCTTCAAAATAAATAACTAATAATTTATTTGTGCCAATGGCTGCATAACGGTTTCCTTTAAGGTCTGACCAAATAAACTGTTCTCTTGCAGAACCTACTAATAATTCTGGTAATAATTGTTGCCATCCCCCTATTTTTTCAGGATTAGAATAACGAAAGCGAACATAATCTCCATCTATCCAACGACCTTCTGCTTGAGATGCAGTGTCTTGTTTATCAAAGCCAGGGGCTAATGGTATTTTTTTTAAAGGCATAAATCATTATACCTTATATTTGATCAAGTTAAAATATAGGTTTATTTACCTTCTATTTTAGAATTTGGAAAGGTTGTTTTTTTAGCAGTTTCTTCTTTAAAATTTTGTTGCCAATCGCATAATATATACATTAAAACGTTTCCAAAATGTTTTAATGCTTCATCCGATAAATGTAATTTTCCTTTTCTAAAAAGAATTAATCTTTCCCTCCATGAAAACTCTATATCACAAGACCCATTTTTAAGTTGTTTAATAATCATTTTTTTTTTAAAAAAAATACTAATGTATTTCTTATCCTTTCTTCCCAATCTATACCAGCTGCATGATATATAGAGGAATCATAAAAAACGCATCTATTTGGTTTAGATCCAATAATTATATCTGCTTCTAATTGTTGTTTATATGAAAATAGATAAGTTCCATCATTTATACTAAAAGTATTAAGATATATCAATCCAGAAATTACTAACCCTTCATAAATATCTTGATGAATAATACCATGGTTTTTTCCATTAAATGGTGATTTTAATAATTCGTCTCTATACACTTTTCTTAATAATACACTGGAAATTTCATAATCTTCTGAAATTTTGTTTTGTATATTTTTAAATAAAATATTATAAATTGGGTTGTCTTTAAATAAACTACATTCCCAAGTTGGATAAGCTTTTAATCTACTGTGAAAATAATCTCCCCAAGGTTGATAAGTGGCAACATACTTAGAGTTTTCTTGATAGTATTTTATTAAATTAAATTCTTCAAAAGAAAAAAAATCATCCATGACATTAATTCTACTATTTTGATTAATCATTTATTTTGCCCGTATAAAATTCTTTTGTCTTTAAACCATTCTTTATTGGGACCATTTTTATCTACATAGTGTAGAAATGTTTGCGCGTGCCAATCCCCATTAAATTCTTCTCTCCAATGTTCTATTTCACACCCCAGATACACTGCAGCATCTCCTGGTTCTAAATTCAATTCAGTTCCTTCCATAAATATTGGCCATTTAGTTCCATCTGATCCCATCATTACCGTAACACTAATTTCACAAGCCTCTCTATCTTTATGTTTTTTTAAATCTGCATGCATTGTATACATTCTCCAAAATGCATATGTGGGTAGTAATTCTAATCCTGTTTCTTTTTGCATTAATTCTAATTTATTAACCATTAAAGATTCCATTAACGGATCTCCATAAAAACAAGTATCTCCATTATCACCTTGCACAAATTCAAAAGAATCAAAATTTAATCTGTGTTTAATTCTACAATAATCGGTTAACAACTTAACTTCTTCTTTTGTTAAAAAATTTTTTATTAACTTGTATTTAAAATCTTTTATAGTTTTCATAAAATTTACTCTTAGACCATATCCATATTAAATGCAACACTAATTCTATCTTCATTAGAAAAATTCGGTTCAACATAATGAATTGTTTCTGAAAAAAATAAAATCAAATCAAATTTTTTTGGAACTATTTTATATAAACTGTAGAAATTTGGATCATCAAATATGACTTCTGAAGATAATTTAATATTATCTCCATTTTGAAAAACTAATGATCCAGATTGTGAAGGAACTTCTAAATAATATATTCCACTAATTTTATTATTACCATGAGTGTGTGCTATATTAAATGTTTTTGGATAATTTTTATTTATCCAAAAACAAAAATTATTTATTTTAAATTGCCTTTTTACTTTAAAAGAAGATAAAAAAAATAATATAGGTTCTATAAATAAATCATTGAACATATTTTTATTTTTAAAATCATTTTCTGTAAAATTATTTGTTTGAAAACCCCCTACGTTACTAACTGTTTTTCCTTCTTTTTTATTTAAGGAAATATTTAATGTATGCATAAAAAAATCATAATAGTCTTTATTATTCACAGAAGTTTTATAAATGGATGTTTTAAATATGTCTAAAATCATATATTATTTAAAAATAATTAAAGAGCCCATGCTACCACTGAATATCTTTTTCCTTTCGTCACTGGTTTGACTGTATGTGGATATAAAAAATTACTTGGCCAAATAATCATTCTATTTGGTTTAACTTCTACTTCCCATTCTTCTGATCCATCTGGATTTCTAAAACATAAATTTCCACCTTCATAATCATTATTTAATAAAAGAATACAACTCATTGTTCTTGGAATGTCTGCAAAATGATCTGTATGCCAAGTATAAAAACCAGTGTTTTCATATTTTAAAATTTCTATGTCAAAAATACTTTTGTAATGATAATCTAAAATATTAGCATCGATTTGGTATTGTTTTAAATTTTTATTAAAAAAATTATGTAATAAATTAAACCAATGTACTTCTGTAAGTGAATTTGATAAATTAGACAAACTTAAAAAATATGTTCTTCTTATATTAAAATCTGTTCTTTCATGCAAACCTGCACCTACTTTTGTTTCTTTAAATTTAGATATGTTTGCAAAACGAATTAAATTGGACAATACATTCCACGGCAATGCCTCATCATATATTTTTATAAAATTTTTTATTTCCATGATTTTTTATTCCAGTATTTATCTTTATACATATTTATTAACTTTAAACCATAAAAAAGTCTAGAATTTTGTATTTCTTTTTGTTGTCTTGATTTTAATGTCATTTTCCAAGAATCTCTCTTAAAGGGTATTATTTGAACGTATGGTGTTCCTTTTCTAATTGTTGTTTCTAACACTGGATATTTATCTCCATTAATAACAATCGGAAAATTTATTTCATTGGGAAAAGTGTCAGTATCAACTATTCCTGGTATTATAGAAAATCTATCATCTGCATTGTTTAAAGGTGGTACAAATAAACAAGAATAACCTTTAGGTGTTTTTATTTTCCAAGGATTTAATATTTTATATAAAGGTAGATTTTTATTTTTTTCGATAAAAGGAGCTCCTTCAACTTGAACTAAATAATGTATATCGGCTCCAGAATTTAAATTTATACTTTTTGCACTAAGAAATTGTGACCCATCATGTAATCCATATGTTTGAAATGAATCTTTAAATTCTTCTCCTTTTTCATTTTTATTATTTACATTATGTTTTAAATTGAGATCTTGAGTCATTTTTAATAAATAACCACTTGTAAGTGTATCTAAAAAAGGCATACATCCTTTAACAGTTTTATTTGAATAAGTATGTTCTAATTTTTTATACCACTCTGGTATATTTAATTTTATAGGTGTGGGATAATCTTCTTTTAATACAAAATAATCTTCATGAGCACTAAATTCTATTTCTTTATAAAACATGCTAATTGAATAGATGTTTTTATGGCAATTGTAAAGGATTTAATGAAGTTTGACCTAGACCATTAAAATATTGTTCCAAAGAGCTATTTAATGGATAATTAATGGTATCTAAATTTAAATTATTTAATTGAGTATAATAATTACTCCATTTTTGAATTAATGGATGATTAGGGTTATTTTGTAAAAAAGAATTAATTTCGTTTTTATAATTTGTTACATAATTTAAAAGATATTTTTTTTCTTGAAAAGATGGAGAAATATCCAAATAACTAATTGTATTACCATTATAACTTATAGCATTTTTAATACCATATTTAACTGCATCAAAATTGTTTTGAGAATCCTCAATTATTTTGTATGAAGACTGTTCCGTAATAATATTATTTAAATCAGATTGATTTTCTGCGATTCTATAAAGTGTATTTTCAATACCATCTGAATTTTTTGAAAAAATAAAATAAGCCATAACTATTACGTTCCTATATTTTCAAATATAATAATTTTTCCAGCTCCACCATCACCAAAAGTTCCACCAACATAGAAGTTCCTATTACTGCTTGGTATAGATAAACTTCCAGAAGGGGTAGCTGTTCCCGTATTTCCTGGATTACCAGGAGGGAATTGTGCACCATTTCCACCGTTACCGCCTGTTATAGAAAATACACTTCCGCCTGGTCCTAATGTAGTAGTACCACCAGAATTACCAGGATTACCAGTATTAGCATGAACGTTACTACCAGCATTACCAGTTGCAGCAGCGGTATATGGTTGACTATACGGTTGTGCTACTGGAATATTATAATAACCAAAACCGCCTAATCCTCCAACCCCACCACTTCCATGATTTTCATATCCAGTTATGTGTCCACCACTTCCACCTTGTCCGCCGTAACCAAAAGCCAAAATTCTATTTGCATTTGATGATGCTGTATATGTACCTGTTGCTGGTCCTATTGATAATAAAGTTGGTACAAATCCTCCAGCTCCACCTGATCCAGAAGATGCAGAAGTAATACGACCGTCAGCATCTACTGTAATTGTAGCTGATGTATAAGTTGATGCAGTCACTCCTGTTGAAATTAACTGATTTGATCCAACAGAGTTAGCTGCAAGTTTTGCTTGTGTAATTGTTGATTGTGTAATTTTAACAGCTGTTACAGCATTTGTTGCAAGTTTATTAGTAGTAACTGCAAATGATGCAACTCTAGCCGAAGTAACCGCAAATGAAGCAAGTTTAGCTTCTGTAATTGCTAAATTATCTATTTGTGCAGTAGCGATTGTTCCTGTTAAAGTATTTAAGGATATCTCTACAACGTTTGTTCCATCTGAATAACAAGCAACTAATTGACCAGAAGTTTCAATTGCAAAACCTGATCCTGATACAGTTTTAATTGTTAATGAATTACCATTTCTAGTTGTTTGGTCTCTTACGATATAAAATTTTTCTATTCCATCTGGTACTAATACTTGTCTAGCTCCAGTAAGTGATCCTGATAAATTAAGGATCATGTTTCTCGCATTAGAAAGTGTTGCGTTAGACATTACTAATGTAACGTCAGATGCTCCAACGTTAATAGTTT